TCATAATTTGGTTTTGTTTTGGTGGGGCATAGAAATTATGCCTCACTTTTTTTTAATTTATTTTTGTAAATATTTTTTTATTCAAATAATTATATTTAAATTTACGTATTGAAAATAACAAAACCGTATCAATCATGAAAAAGCCACAAATTTTAGAACTCAGAAACAAAAAAACTGGATTAGTAACAGTAAGACAGTTTAAGACAAAGAAGGAGTGCGATAGATTCCTAAGAAACAATTACACCACGTATTCTTGGACTTGTATTTAATTACCTCCAAAAACTTACCAAATGAATATTACGAAATACACCTGCAAATGTACCCTTGATAAAAAGCTGGGTCACTTTGTGCACGTGACATTCTCCCACGGCTTCGGCTTGTACGGGCAAACGTCACCGCATTCCCCTGAGGATAACATGGAGATACACGGCTGGACATTTGAGCCAGAGGACATTGACATTGAATTATACCCACCAATAACCAGTCGCAACCTCATGCCCCTTGTGGCTGAGCATGAAATGGACTGGGTAATACTTAATAATCAATCACTTTAAAAACAAACCAATGGAAGCTTTAAAAACCACATTAACCGACAACGCGCTTACGCGTTATTATGAAGAACGTATCGTATATCTTGAAGGTGAAAAAGAAAGGCTTAACAACGAATCACGCGCGGACTTTCGTATTGCCTTAGAATTTTGGGTTTATTCAAATAGAATGGTTTTGAATTATCTGGCGATGCACAAAACTTCAAGCCACAATGTTTATCTTGATTGCATAAAAACAATGCTTCAGCAATTAGAAGCCATTCATAATGTCTCCGAAGATACGTCAATAAATAGATTAAGGTTACAATTAATTGACACTTGCAATGATTCAATAGTAAAATGCGAACAATACAACGAAACGAAATGATAAACATACAAGACTTCGCGCTCAATGCCTCATTGACCATTTGCCCAAACCATATCGTTGAACCCCTTCATCTGAAAAAATGGTGGAGGCAAAGGGGAGTCGGTGAACTTGAAAAATACTTTTACACAGGGAAAAAGATTGATTACGCTCAGGAAATAGACTGGAAGGCAATAAGCGACCATAAAAAACAAATGTGGTACGATTCTCAAAATTTTCAAATAAATATGGGTCATGAATATTCTAAAAGGCAAGGTTAAATACACGGCGGGCAAAGTGTTTGAGGGTCAATATGGACCATCCATTAACGCCGTCATCACATTGGACAATGGCACGGATGCGCGCGTTTACGGCAAAGCCGATGACGAAAAATTAAAGGCGCTCAAGAAAGACGATGCCGTTACCGTTATCCACGACGGCAAATCTTACAAGGTCGCATTTGACATGGTCACAGCGAACGAAATACCCGAAAAGGTACAAACACCCACCGAAGGCACAAACGTGCAGCAGGCGGCAAATGTACCCCCTAAAAGCAACGGTAAATTAACACATGATGAAATCACCGAGAAGGCGACGCTTATGACTTCGGTTTACGCCGACATATTTCACCATTTGCAAGCCTCGGGGCTTGAGCCTGCCCAGGCGCAACCTGCCGCCGCCACGATCTTTATTCAAATCGGAAAATATTTTTAATCAATTTGGTACGTTTTTTCCCCAGCCTGAAAGATGGCTGGGGTTTTACCGCGCCGCAAAAACAACTTAAATGCTCCTTCCAAAAAAATACATATCAGTCAGTCAAATTAACCTTTGGTACTCCGACCGTCAAAAGTACATCAATCGTTACTTTTTAAACCTTCCTGAAGAACCATCCATTTACATGGACTTTGGCAAACGCTTTGCCGAGGACACGGAAGCGTTTATTAAAAACGGTATAATCATGGAAACCTTTCCAGATTTTTACATTGATAAAATACAAGGCTTTAAAGGGCTTGAGGCTGAGAAACCAATTAGCCTGAGTATAAACGATATTCAAGTCGTTGGTTACATTGACGCATGGGACAGGGAGAACAACCGCGTCATTGACTTTAAAACCTCAGGCAGGCCGTGGACAATGGACACCTTGAAAACAAGCCTTCAAATGAAAGTGTACGCGCTGGCAATGTTTGTAAATGGTGACAAGATTCCCGAAAGCCAAATCAACTGGCTGGGAACAAAGATGACAAAAAACGGCTTATCTTTTACGGGCGAAAGTTATGAACTGCGCCACACCTTTGAAATGGAAGAACTGCTCAAAGCAATTGTACTGATTGAGCAAACTTGTAAACAAATTAGCGAGGTTTATAAAAGTTATTTACATTCATTTTAAACTAAACAAATGATTTTAACCGACAAAACGATTAACGACGAAATTAAAGAGGGTAACATTGTTATTGAGCCTTTTAACCCTGAGAACCTTGGAACCAATTCCTATGACCTTACTTTGTCAAATACCTTGGTGCTTTACACGGAACGCGTGTTGGACGTGCGAAAGAAAAACCCATCTGCACCAATGATTATTCCTGAGGAAGGGATAATTTTGCAACCTGGCATTGTTTACCTTGCCTCAACCGTGGAATATACGGAGACCTTAAAACACGTGCCAATTATCCAAGGCAAAAGTTCTCTTGGAAGACTGGGGTTATTTGTTCACGTGACAGCAGGATTTGGCGATGTTGGATTTAAAGGACATTGGACGTTGGAACTTTTGACGGTTCAGCCGCTCAAGATTTACGCTGGCATGAAAATCGCCCAGCTGACTTATCAGGACATTTCGGAGATGCCTAATATTTCTTATGATAAAAAGCAAGACGCGAAGTATTCAAATCAGGGCAAAGATCCTGTCGCCTCAAAGAATTATTTAAACAAGCAGCTATGACAGACGAAGAAAGGAAAGCAAAGAGAGCTGCTTATATGGTACAATGGCGTAAAAATTTAAGCCGTTTCCAAAAAGAAAAACGACGGCTTGAAATGAATGAGTACCGAAAGAAGGCGCGCAAAAATTGGACGCCTGAGTATTTGGAAAAGATGATGGAGCGAAATAGTATTTATTATGCCGAGAATAAGGATGTATTATTAGCTAAAATGACAATTTATCGAGAAAACAAAAAAAAAGAAAAATCATGATGACCGAAAACGAAAAACAAAAATTAATTAAAGATGCCGTCACCGTGTTCGTTGCCGCTGGTGGAATCTTTACTTTGGCTTATGCCATTTACTTTATTGTTGACACCTTGAAAAAATGGTACTAATGGCTTATTTTGAAATCAAGTACAATGACAAACGAATGATTATTGAAGCTGATTCCGTTGAAAAGGCTTTGGATCAATTCAAGGAGTTAAAAATCGACGTGAAAAACTTTGAGATAAGTATTTCAAAGTTTGGCGAATACAGGAAATAAGGTAAGTAGTAAGTTGTTAAAAGTGTTCTAATTCATGTCCGCGTTTTTCGATGCGGACATTTTTTTTATTTTATTATTGTAAATATTTTTTTATTCAAATAAATAATATTAAATTTACACAACAAAACAAACCAATCATGAAAGTAAATGAAGTAAAAGTCCAGTATTCTAAAAAAATAGTTGGCAAAGTATCAAATAGTCAAACGGCTGTTGATTACTGTAAAAGTATTCCAGAATTTGAAAACAGAATGGAATATCAGGAAGTTTTTGCTGCTATATACATAGATCATGCCAATAATATATTATGTCATCAAATTATAGGAATTGGAGCAATAGCAGGAGCAATAGCAGATATCAGAATAATAATGTCAACCGCCTTAAAGACATTGTCAAGTAAGATAATTTTGTGCCACAATCACCCGTCAGGAAATTTAAAACCTTCGGATGCTGATATTAATTTGACTAAACAAATTAAAAAGGCTGCCTTATTATTTCAAATAGAAGTTATCGACCATATTATTTTAACAAAAGAATCTTATTATTCTTTTGCTGACAACTGTATTTTATAATTATAAAAAACAAACCAAATGAAAGACCGCATTGTTGATTACGTTCCTCAGAACAAACGCCTCCCGTACCAAGTTGCCGCAGGCATTGGCGTTGCCTTCGTTGTTGGGTTGATTTATTCCCCTATAAACACCCAGTACCAATATACCTCGTTCGTGCCAGTTATTGAACGCGACACGGTGTACGTTCACAAAATTACAACGCTGACTTTTCCAGTAAAGGAAGAAAAAAGCGAAGTTGACGAAAGCGCGTATGGCTCAAGGTCATACGGGTGGGAGATACGAAAAATGAATATCCACGAACTTAGGAGAACATTACAAGGCAAAGGTTTCAGAAACCTTGATAAAATCGACTTATTTAAAATGCGGCGTATATGGCTTGCTTATTCTTATGAATCCATGCTTATGAATGTACACCACCTGACCGATTTCCCAGTGTCCATGATCTATTCATTTTTCATCATTGAGGCAACGACCTCAGGGGTTGAAACAGAACTTTGGAGAAAACACGCCAACGCTGGCGGCGTCAAGGCCTTGAAAAATCAAAAGTCGGTGACATATAAAACACGGGAGGTCATTCGCGGAAAAGACAAGTACATTCGTGCCAGGTTCATGAGCGCAAGCACCACGGAAGAAGGCATGAAACTTTGGGCAGGTGTTTTGAACTCAGGAAGATACGCTGAATGCAAGAAGGCAAATTACAAGTTGAAAGGGATTAGATTATACGAAAGCATTTGTAAATGTGTTTACAAGTCAGGGTATCACACGGACACGGATTACAAATTTCGCGCCTCATTGATGGCTGAGTTCTGGGAGTTGAAAAAGAATCATTATCCATTGAAAGGGAAAAGGGATGAATTTTAAATTATTTTGCATTTATTTTTGTAAATATTTTTTTATTTAAAAATTACTTTGTATATTTACATATCGAAAGAAACAAACGATATTTCACACAACAAAAACAAACAAAATGACAGCTTTAAATTACTCAGCACCAAAAAATGAACTAAGATCTTCTTTAAAGTCTTTAATGACTGTAAAAAATGACCAGCCAGTTATCTTCAAAAAAACCGCCAGTAAGTTCTTAGCAGAAAATGGCATTGATTTAGAAAATGCTCCAGTGGTTATTGTAAAAAACGGCATTTATTACCACCTTAATCACACATCTTACAAGGGTTATAAGGGAAGAAAAATTGAAAATGCTTGGTACGCTCCAATAGTTGACGTACAGGAAGAAGTAACAACTGCACCAGTAAGCGCAAAAATGGTTTTTAATTCAATAAATTTCATCAACCCAACAAAAAATCACGTAAGTTCAGTTGGCTCTTATGTAAGCGAAGCAAGATTAGACGCGATTGCAACGAAGATAAGCGAAATTAAATCTTACCTTCCTGAGGGTTCATTGGCTGTAAATATTTTAACAAGCCAATCAACATTTACCGATAAGCAACTTTGGGTTATCGCTTATGCACTTGTAAAGACAAGCTACCGCCCATCTGCAACAAAGAAAGCTGACAAAAACGAGCTACCAACACGCCGCTTAAAATATGTTGACGGCAAATTTTTCACCGAAGAAATTGTTTACGCTTAATAATTGTTTTCACAGGGCAGCGCCCCCAGCTGCCCTAATTTTTTACACACAACAAAAACAAAATCAAATGGAAAAGAATTTTAACAACCTTCAATTCAAATGGACATTTGAAAGCATTTCGGATAACATCCCAACCATCATGCTTTTGACTATTATCCTTACTTATGGCATCAACGCCTACTTGACCGCCATTTTTCTCCCGATTGACTTTTGGCTTGCCATCATTGCCGCCAGTATCTTGCAGCTCGGACGCTTTGCCGTGGTTTTCATGGACTTCCTGAATCCAACCAAAGGACGAAGCACATACCCACCGAAGATTGCTCTGGGCGCAACGGTTGTAGCTTTGCTTGAAATCTTTTTTGGCTTGCAGGAAAAGTACGAAGGCGGCGAATTTATTACCATGTTCCTTTTTATCGGAACAATCGTTGTTTTCGGTTACCTCCTTGAAATCAACTTTGTTGACAAGGGTGTTGAGGCTTATGGGTTAATTGAAACAAAGCCAAAGCGCAAAAGAAAACCACGCGTAAAGGCTGAGGCAAAACCAGTATCAAAAGCAAAAAACTTTGTATCTTCATTTAAAACAATCACACTTTGAGGACACTGATAGGCGTTGACCCAGCGTTAAGAATAAAAGGAATGGCGGTTTGCATCATCGCAGACCGCACCATGATTTTTAAAAGGTATAAAAGGTTTGTCGATTTTATTGGCGACGTTATAACCTGGGTAGCATACGAAAGTCCCATTGTCTTAGTTGAAGATTCAAGCCTCCAGAATGTGACCTTTAATAATTCAATCAACCGCGCGATCCTTTCCCGAATGAGCCGAAACGTTGGCATGAATCAAGCCGCCTCCAGAATAGCTTATGAATGGATAAAGGAACACGACATTGAGGCGTACAATATTTCCCCTGAGGCAAAGGGGAAAAAGTTTAACAAAGACGTGTTTATGCGAGTGGTCGCAAGTGAGCGATTGAAATTTGAACCAAATTTTAAACCTGCCAAAATAAGTCAAGATGAAATAGATGCTTTCTTCCTTGCGTTAATGGCAAAAAATTATATTAAACATGGAAAATAATAAAACAAACGGTGATTCACCTGCATTTTCAAAAGAAGTTTTTTACACAGATGAATATAAAATAAATACACCACAAGAAGGCTTAACCAAACGTGAATACTTTGCAGCTATGGCAATGCAAGGGTTGTTAGCAAATGACAAAGTTGAACATAAATATTGCGTGATATCTGCTGTAGAATATGCAGATGATTTAATTGAGCAACTAAACAAAACAAAGACAAATGAAAAATAACGAATTAACCGACGGATTAACCCTTGAACAATGGAAGGAAGCGCAAAGATGTTTTAATGCCAGACCAGCTCCGATAAGATTTGCCGACTCGGTAAATAGCAAACAATCGGTAATAAATTTTTACCTTAATCCATTGATTCCTGAGACCATGCCCACCTATCAATCAATGGAAAAAGAAAGAATGGTAAGTATTTGTTATCAACTTTACCACTCGAAGGAAACAGATACTTTAAAAGAATCAGCCGCAAGGCTTATAAAACTTATAATTGATTGATTACTAATTTGTTAATTGTTGATGTGTATATCAGGGCTGGCATTTGAACCAGCCCTTTTTTATTTAAAAAATTACCCCTTGCGTTTTCGCATAATCCACGACCGCCCGAGCATGAGACAAAGCCAACGTATTTTGAAACACTGGGTCAAACATCATTGACGCGTCGTGGTAATTTGTAAAGAATCCGTTTTCACTTAATACCGCTGGCATATTGGTTTGGGTTAATACAAAGAAACTTTCTTCTTTATCCTTGTCCCCGTCCGTGGTATCCGTGCGATAAATCCATTTAGGGAATGCTTCCTTTACCTCGTTAAACAAGAACTCAGCGTAAATATCCGACCTTGTTTTGCCCTTGCTCGTAAACACTTCAAAACCCCTTGCATTGGGCGACGTTGCCGCGTTGCCGTGAATGCTGAGGTATAACGAAGATTGGTAATTTTTGGCGTTGATATTTGCCTTCGCCACGCGCTTAGTTAATGAAATATCCAATACAGGATCGTAAACTCGGACAACAGAAAACCCCCAGTCAATCAAATACTGCTCAATCTTTGCCGCAACTTCCCTGTTGAACACGCCTTCAAAGAACCACCCGTAACCGTGGAACTTTGCGTTGTTATGCTGAGCACACTTGGAAGGATACGTTGTGTAATTGTAAGGTAACTTTTTCTTTGCGTCAAGGCCTCCATGACCAGCGTCAAGTAAAACACAAAATTTAGATGCTTTCATATTTTGATATTTTTAAGGGCGATGCAACTCAATGCACCGCCCTGATAGTCGCCCAAGGTAGCGATTCTTCTGCGCCTATTTCTTTACAAACGAAATCCTATTACTGCAAAAGCTGCGGAAATCAAAGAAAACTTGGCAGGGACTTTGACTTCTATCGTTTTTCCAGCACATTCTTGAGAAGTTTCTTTAATCTTATCCCAAATGATTTGAGCCAATCGAACATATTCACGCCATGTGAATTTGACTTTATTACCCTCAAGGTAAACATTGATTTCACCTGCGAGTTCGGCAAAGTTCATTGAATAGCATTCAATGTCGCCAAGAGGTGACTTAATACTATCAGCCGATTTTAAGGCTTCTTTTAAATTAGTCTGCATGATTATTTGATTTAACGATTAAAAAAACGTGTGATTAAAACGCCAAGGTTTACGCCTGTGATGCGTTTCGTGTTTTCCGAAATAGAATATAGCTCAACCGTTGCAATTAAAAATGCTGCCATGTATGTTATATTAAATGGAAGGCTAAAGGTATTCCTTGCACCTTCAAATATTAAGATAGCACAAAAATACACCACTATTTTTTCTATTGTGCGGTAAAGTCCTTTGCTATTTATCTTTTGTTGCTCCTTCTTTGCCGCAATGATACCCGTTGCCATGTCGGCAAAAACCACAAAAATTGTAAAAATCAAGAATCCCCTAATCGGAATAAAGAATGATGCAATCCAGCCGCAACAAATGGCATACGTAATCTTTTCCCAACCAAGGTGCAAAAAGTTGATTAACGTTGTTTTCATTATTCCTTTTTTATCAGCTTAACATCGCCATCCACCGTTGCAAATCTGCCATTGCCAAACTTGTACAAGTCATATTTTACACCATCAAAATTAAATGATATTTGATTGGTAAAGGTGCTAAGTAAAAGGTTAGTTGTAATGGAATAAACTTTGCCTTTGTCAGGATTGAAAATATACCTGTCATTTGCATTGAGCCGTATAACACCTGGAATGCTTTCCCCATCAAAGTTCAATGTCCAATCGCCAAGGAAAGCCGTTGTGTCCCTGAGTGCCGTTGACGTGTATACAGGTCTTCCACTTATTTGCTGGTGTAAATCATTGTAATAATTAATCCGCTTTACCGATTTACCTTTTAAAATCAATGGCTTTGCATGGATAGCAATCGTGTTGCTTTGCCTTTCAGCATCGGTAACAAGCGCACCAATGGCAGTCAATGAATCACCAAGTATTTGTTTGTTCCCTGTCACCGTGCTATCGCTGAATGTAGTCATGGTAACAATGTAATAAATCGCGCCTTGCTTTTGAATGTACACCGTATCGGTTACAACGTCTTGCGATAAAGCAAGGAAAGGAATGAGTAAAAAGAAAAGTATGTTTTTCATGTTATTTGTTTTCAAGATTTATAATTCTTTGTTCGAGTGCCTTGATGAGGGCTTGTTGCTCTTGGATGGCTTTTGTGAGGATGGGGATAAGTTTTGTATAATCCATAAATAATCCATGAGTATCAGCCGCAACTACATTTGGAATAACACTCATAACATCTTCGGCTATAAATCCATTTTCGTTTTCATTACCAAATTTATCTTCATCAATCCAATTAAAATTAATTGGATTAATTTGTAATATTTCATTTAATCCATAACTTATAGGAATAACATCTTTTTTCAATTCAATACTTGATGTACGCGCTAAGTTGCCAGTGTTATCAACACTCAATGTCGTTGTGCCGCCACCTGCAAAAGTTGCAAACCTTACTCCGCCTGTTGTGTGTAATTGAACTTCAGGAGCCCCAGTACCAATGCCTATATTGTTTGATGAAACAGTTAAACTTCTTGAGTTACCATTTGCAACAACAAAATTACCTTCAGCACGAAATACAAATTCATCAGGTGTGGCATAACTTAAAATTGACGAACCATTTCCTAATAATCCAACAAGTGTATTTGTGTTATAATAAAAATCTATATAACCAGTAATTGCACTTGTACTTTTTAAACTTGCCCACCGTAAAGAACTTGTAACATTTAAACTATTAGTTAATGTTTTTTCTCCCCCAATATTTTGCGCTGTTGTTAAATCTACAAAGTTTTTTGTATTGCTTCCCGTTCCCCCATTTGCCACCGCCAAAGTTCCGCCCAATGTAACCGCCCCCGTTGTTGCCGTGGATGGTGTTAAGCCTGTTGAACCACCGCTGAATGATGTCACCGATACACCGCCACCTGCCAATGCCCAGTATGTCGTTGTTCTGTTGTAATGGTAAAATTTACTGTTTACCGTATCAAGAATAATATAAGCACTTGTATCGCTGAATGGCGCAATGACATTTGTATCATTTGCCACGCCTCGATACACCAGCCCGTCGGCCGTCGTTTGTTCTCCGAGGCTTATCTTTTGTCCTGCGTTGGTTGGGTACTGTGCCATGGCAAGGCACGGGAAAAGGAGGAGGAAAAGGAGTTGTTTCATGTTTATGTTTTTAGTTTGATTGCATTACGTGCCAATTTGTACCATCAGCAACCAAGGTAACCCATTGAGGCGTAACATTTCCAGCCGATAAAATAGCTGTACCCGCCGAACCACCTGTCAATGGAATAATATTTGAGGCGCTACTTATGACCGTTGCATTTGAAAGATTTTTAATCATGTATTGCCTTCCATTTGTTGCCGTTGTTAAATCAATCGTTGTTGTTGAGCCTGTACCTGTTATTACTAATGATACCCTATTTGATGAAAATAAAATAGTTGCCCCAGTTGTTGTTTCATAAAAAGTATAACCAACTCCAAGGGTTGTTCTTGCAACCGATGCACTTTCCGCACCTGTGCCGCCATTTGCTATTGGCAAAGTTCCTGAGAATTTATCTGCACGCCAATAAGGGTTGAGCATTGTAGCCGTGTCAGTTGCACTTAACTTTGCATCAATTCTCGTTGATAACGAAACCGTGTCAAGGTTTGTTAAAACATTGTTGCCGCCTTCGGTGATTGCGTCTGTTACCGCCAAGGTTGAGCCGAGTGTCGTTGCGCCTGTTACGTCTAATGTTTTATGAATTGTCGTATTACCCGTTTGTCTTAAAATTGAAATTGCCAATTCATCACCACTTGGGTCAGCTGCAAAAGAATCACGCATTACAAATTCTAATCTGTCACTTGGAGAATTATATTGTATTTTTGCGCCAAACTGAACGTCGTTTTCATTTCTTCCATTTGTTTCGTAAAATAATATTCTTGGTATATTATTTGACGAAGCATCAAGCATTATATTTTTACCCTGCCCCATTGTTAATGAGGCATAAGGAGTTGTATTAATTCCAATGTTATTACTTGATTGTTGAAGGACTGAATTTCCTAAAGTTGAGGCTCCAGTAAATAATGGCAATGTATTTGTCGTTCCCGTTCCCGTAACTGGGTTGGTTAACTTTGTTTGATACGTCGATGCCGCCACGCCTGAGCGCAAGTAATTTGTCAGCATGGAAGAAGTGTCCGATATATTTAATTTAGCCGCAAATCTGGAAGTTAAATTTAATAAAGATGTATCGGCTTTCCTTAAATAAGGTGTAAGCATCGAAGCCGTATCAGCTGCAACGATGCCTTGTAAATCGGTAAAAGTTGGCGTAAATGTCCCCCCGTCGTATTGGGTCAACGTCAACGTCTTTGTCGTTGTTCCTGAGAAAGCTGCATTGTTTATTTTATCATTGAAAGCAATGTTCCAATTTGCTGAATTATTGGGAATAGACGTTGTCCACGTTGTCCCGGTGCTTACCGCAATCCCAGCCTCAGGATAAACGGGGTTTGGAAATGTTCCCGTACTCACCGAACCAATGCCCGACACCGTGACCACCGTATAATTTGAACCAGCCTTAAAGGAATTAGAAACAATGGTAATTTTATTTGTATCTGTTAAATTGTATTGGTCATTGATAAGTAACTGACCATTTCTAAACACCAAAATATAAGCCTTTAATTGAATGGGAAACTTAGGCGTTATCGTCCACGTTAATACGCTCGTTGTGGCTGGCGCGTATTCCTGTTTTAAAATCTTTATGGTATCATTCCCAATAGCCACGTCAACAATGGAGTCCCGTATGCGTGAAAATACAACCGCTGAATCAAGTAATAAAGTTCCAGTTGAAGTAATTGTGCCACCGCTCAGGCCGTAACCCGTGGCAACGCTCGTAACAGTGCCGCTGCCTTTTGCATCTATTCTTGATGACAATGAAGCCGTGTCCGTTGCATTTAATTTTAATGCAAACCTTGAGGTGAGATTAAGTAAACTTGTATCAGCATCGCTAAAATAAGGCGCAAGCATGGAAGACGTATCAGAAATATTTAATTTACTATTTATTCGCGTGTTATAACTTGATAACATCGCAGCCGTGTCGCTTGTGTTTAACTTTGTCGCAAGCCTTGATGTAAGATTTAATAAAGACGTATCTGTCAACTCCATTAAAACACTAAGGTCAGCCGAAACCGTTCCCGTGGTTGTAATCGGGTCAGGTGAAACAAGGATACCCGTGCCGCCTGATATTGAGGTTAATGAACCCGATCCTCCGCCACTTCCTGCACCTCCACCACGCGGAAAAATAACCGTGTAATTATCATTGACTTTAAATGAAGTTGTTGCAATTACCACGCTTGTTGACGTTGGTATGGTGTATTGAGATGGTAATAAAATTTGTCCGTTGCGATATACTTGAACAACGTTAACGCCCCCAGGAATTAATGTGTCCGTTTGTGTCCATGTTAAAGTTGAGGATGAAACATTTGTAAAATCCTGTCTTGCGTATAACCTTCCCGTTGTATCCGCGTATGCTTTGGTTGCATAATTGGCAAGCATCGCAGCCGTGTCACTTACCAAAAGAGCTGCCGTTGTATCGCGCCATAATCCACCTGAATAATATAATGAAGCCTTTTCAACAGGTGAGGTGATTGAAACATCATGAAGCTCTGATAATTTATAACCCGATGCCACGCGTATAGCTATTATTCCATTATTTGCATGGCTATTAATACAAAAGCCGATAGGCATATCAAGATTTGGCGCAATAGGTTCAACATCTGTCCAAACGCCTGCCACCGTTGGCGATGGGTAAAGGATTGCACCAGCCGCAAAGGTATCTGTGTTCACCTTCCTTATTTTGCCGAATGAAATAACATACCCATCTGCACCATTTGATAAATCATGTGCCGTTATTCCAAGTAAATATTTTGCATCTATCGAGCCGTTGGCAATAAATTTATCAACGGTTATCCTGCCGCTTGCGCCCAACGTTCCATTGGCATAAACAAGGCTGCCTTTAGTAATTGTTGAGCCTGTTTGATTCTTAACCAACCAAAAGTTTTTAAATCCAAGTTCGTTCGACACATTGTCATTTAATCCAAGTACCACCGTTGCCAAATCGGAATCCCAACGCATCTTTGCCGTATCCACGTTATTTGTCGGAACATTTACATTGAAAAACAATGAATCAACTGGCTGCTCAAAAGCAGCTGAACCACCGCCTACCAAGTTCCAAACGTTGGAAGTAAAATCAAAAGTATAAAATTTAAGGTTGACGGTATCAAGAATCACCCAGGCACTTGTATTGTTTATCGGTTGAATGGAAGCCGTGTCACTAAGTGCACCACGCCAAACGAGCCCATCGCCCGTAGTTTGGAAACCAAGTCTTTGTTTGTTACCCGTGTTTGGATATTGGGCGAAAAGGGAAAGGGAAAGGAATAAAAAAAGAATTGAAGGCAAAGTTTTTTTGCCTCCAATCTTCTTAATTAAATTACTCCCAATTTTAAGCAATACCTGTTCAACTAATATTTCACCGACGCGCCCCAATGTTTTTAGGAATCGTCTTTCTTTCTTTGGTTTTATTTTTTCGCTCATAATACAATGCCCATTGTGTTATATATATCAAATATTTCTTCGTCCTCATTACAAGTTGCCTCAGGACAACCAACGGCGCTGGGAATAAATCCAATTAAATTGGTTGCGCACGTACACAAATAATCCTTAATCCTTTTCTTCTTTACTTCCAGTCTTTGTAATAATGTATCTTGATAAAATTTTAAGCCTTCAACGCCCACATTTTGCCCGTATTCATTATCAATGGTATAAAGTCCATTTGTTCCAAGTTGCATCACCATATAAGGCGCTGCTTCGTATAACACGGCGTTAGCGCAAAAGGATTTTAATTGGTCATTCCATAACGCTTGATAAGAAGTACTTGTAAACGCCGTGGAGCTTCCTTTGTCCGCAACCAAGGCATCGTAAAACGTTAAGCCAACGGCGGGAATTATCCAACGGTATTCCGCATCTTGAATATGCGGGCTTATCAATGACTTATCAAGGCGTATGTCCGCAGGCGTTGGTCTTGCAACACCGCCGTTAATTACCTCAGACGGTTGTATTAATTGGCTCATTTGTTTCGATTGGTGAATAACCTAATATTTCCCTTTTTTCATCTTGCGTCAAATTATCCTCAACCGCAATATCACCCATAAATGATACTGGTAAAGTGTTTGATATTGAAAATTGAACGTCTTTTAAGGCTGGGTTATAAAGCCCAATTTCGGCTAAATAAGGATTTATGATTTTAGATAACATCAAGTTTTGGCGCGGCTTAATCACCGTACTTTGCAAATATTCCATTTCCTGACGTATCTGTTGATTGCTTCCAAGTTGCCCCGCGGTTGCGAAGCCTGCAAGTGACTTACTCCACCTGTTAGCCACGACAATCGCCGAGGCTGCCAAGTTTTGCAAGTTTAAAAATTCGCCCTCGTTTTCCTTTGAGGTTGGAATCCAATTAGCTTTTAATTTTTCATCCCTCAGGACTTGAACAAATAACTTATGATTATTTGCCATTCCCGTGAACTTGCTTTCTATTCCTTCGACAAGTTTCTTTGCCTCAGCTGGCGTAATTGAGCCGAAAAATTGCATGATACCCGAAGGCATGAAGCCGTTTTCAAATTTACTTGTATTAAAACGCTGAATCCTGTATTCCATCTCAGCCCACATCTTCGCGCCAATCCACTCGGGCAAACCGAAGTAAAAATAACCAGCCGCGTATTGCTTCACATGGATAACGCTTCTTTGCGTTCCGTCCTCAAATTTCTTGAAATCAGGGTACATTGGTACTTCCCTGAATCCTTCGCTTTCGTAAAATACGCCGTCGGTTGTGAGTGGCACTTCTTCCCAGTTATCGTAAATGCCAACCGATTTTATTATCTGGTCGGCTTCCGCTTTTCGAATACCAATGTTATACACTGGTACATGATAGATATAAGTAAAGGGTTCGCTTCCTACTTTGCCTTTAACAATTTCACAAAAGCTATTTCCAAAAGCATCATAGTCAAAAGCAAGCTGAGCCAAAACCTCTTGCAGATTTTGACCATGTAAATTAACCTGGCTAATAACATCCTCAATTTCATTTAAAGAATCGTCGGTGATAACCTCACCCTTCATTGACGTGGTAAGCAATGTATTTGACTTACCTTTCATGGGAATGAAGCCGTCACCGATAACCATATTTGTTTTATCTTCTATTATCCTTCGTAACGTCGGCGAATTATTTACAATCGCAATAAGACTTTTTAAAAAGTCATCTTTTTGCGTGAAGAACCTCACCCATTTTGCCCCCGTGAAATCAAGTCTCTCCCGTGACGGCTCATTAAAAATATCTTCCTTTACCAGTATGGTATTGGAAGTATCTAAGGTAACAGACGCAAGTAAAGGGCTTTGATTCCTTTTACTTACCCTGTTGTTCCTGTTCGGGACTGCCTGTATTTTCTTTAATTGTTGGCTCATAGCTTTTTTTCTCGGGCGTAAAAATGACAAATTGCTTAACGGTCTGAGGGCTTGATTGATACCAAGCCCTCAATTCGTTTTGTGAAAGTTCGCCGATAGTTTTTCTAATGATTCCAGCTTTGCCCGAAAGGTCTGCCCCAACGTAAAGCATTTGTTTGCTTTTATCTCTAACTATCATACTTTTATTAATCTAAGGCGTTCATCACTGTTTCGCCGTTAACGATAAACCTTGATTTGTTCGTGGTTCTGCAAGTAATGGTAAGCGTTTCTTGGTTTGAATCGGTAAACAACGCACCCGATAAACCTTCGGCACTTGTTAACCTTGCAACTCTTTTCTTGCCGCCAACCAATTCAACGCCCCAAATCCAATAGTTACCCGTGTTTTCAACGTGTACACAAACCAAGCCGCAAGCCTGATTCGCCATGTCTTGAATAAGGTTTCTTAACTCTTGGTCACGGCAATTTATAACACCGGTTAAACTTTGCTCGATGGATACCGATAAAGTATCAGCGTCCTGAGTTACCGTTTCCGTGAATGCTCCTGAGTTATCTCTAAACTCTATTTCGTAAAACACGGCAGCCGATGAAGACATTGTTATAGCCGTGGTTGCTCCTGAGGCGTTGTTGGTAACGCTTTCGACTTCGTTAGCATTGGCAATATAAAGTTTACCAATACCACCTGCGCACGTTCCGTTTATACACTCATTAAGCCAACCGCTTGTTATTGCGCTCATTCGTTTTTGATTAGTAGCCTAAGCTGATTAATGAAGGGTGGATAAAGTTAACGCCCATTTTAAAGCGCGCCTTGATATACACCTTTTCGTCTTTCTGGTCATACCAAAGTTCCAAAGCCGTTTCAGGGCTTAACACATCCGTTGCAAGAACCTTGTTTTGAGGCGTGGTATATTCAACGTAATGCGGTTTGGTTGTTCCAAGTGATGTTGCGATATCGTCCCAACGGAATTGAGGTACAACGGGAACGCCACGGAAAGTGAATTGCTCAACCCCGTTAATCAACTGAAGTAAACCATAGTCACCGCCACCGCCGTTTTCAATATCTTCGCGAAGCTGAGAATAAACGCTTTGCGTTACATTAAATACCTTTTGGTTGGCTGGTAATCCTTTCAACTGCAATGGCGCTTGGTCATACACGGCGCGAAGGATTGCGAAGCCGTCACCTGAGGCAAGGTCTGAACCTGACCCAGTGTTTGTGCGAGGCGTCAAAGCATCTGTAACCAACTGAGGATAATAAACAGTCCAAAATCCATCAAGTGAATCAAAGTTTGGATTGTTTGAAGATTGGTCACCGAAGTAAGAAAGACGGGTAATGTCATTTCTTATCGCCTGTTGTGTACGGGTTAAAAGAATGTTTTCAATCAAAGTTCCAGAAACATCTGGAAGCCTTGTACCTGTTTTCAATAACTCCTCGAAAACTGTGTCCTCGAATTCATCCCAGCACATTTCAAGATCCACTTTCATTTTTTCAACGTCAATGGTGCGCTGGTAAATGTCAACCGAGCCGACTGGGTTAAATCCACAACCTGAGTATTTGCGTACAATGTTTTCCAACTGTTGTACAAAAACCATTTTCTTTTTATTCGCAACGTTTCCGAGTACACGGAATTGTCCGCGTAAATCGTCATCAAAGAAAACTGGCTCTAAAAAAATGTTATTTGCCTCCGTACCTCTGAAGGATACGTCAAGTTGGCTTATTTCAACTAATGCCATTTTGTTTTAATTTTAAAGATTTGGGTAAGAAATGGTTGCAGACGTATTGGTTAAAACCAATGAATCTTCAATCACAAATGAAAACTCGGTCTTTGCTCCAGCCGCTGCCGTTGCAAATAACACCTTCCAATCGTTGCCTTTGTTTAACGCCGTGGTTGTTATCTGTA